CAATATTAAATGATGAATCATTCATATATAATGCTTTAGTACCAATTGCAATATTATCTTTACTAGCTAAATTATGATAACTTGCTTCTTGGCCAATTGCTATATTATCTGTTCCACTTACATTTTTATAAGAAGAATTATAACCTATTGCTATATTATCATTAATTTGATTATCATGTAAAGAATTATAGCCAATAGCTATATTTTTTGAACTATCATTTGAATATAAAGAATAATTTCCAATAGAAATATTTTCAGTTCCAGAAACATTTAAAAATGATGATTCTTTACCAATTGATACATTATTAGTTCCAGTTATATTTGAATAACTAGATTTCCAACCTATAGATGTATTGTCATCTGAATTATTACTGTATAATGATTGATAACCAATAGCAATATTATTGTCACCACTTAAATTTTTTAATAAAGAATAACTTCCTAGTGATGTATTAGTAGATCCATTAATTAAAAAGTGTGATGATTCAAAACCTATAGCTGTATTAAGATTACCTCCAACTAGATCTTTCAATGATCTTGCACCAAATGCAGTATTTTTATCACCATCATAAATAGAAGCCAATGAATTATAACCAACACCAGTATTGTACCAAATTCCGTCATGGTTAGTATCATTTGATTTCTCTCCAGAATTTAGTCCAACAAAAACATTACTTCTTTGATTTCCCGTACCTATATTCATTTTACCTTTAGTTAATCTAATTATTTTATCAACAGTTCCCCTAAATTGATTAGAAGAAACATCAGAATCATAATCATAAATTTTCATATTATTTGATAAATCAAATATAATATTCGAAGAGCTAAATGTTTGTACAGTATGATCAATTGGATAAGTTGAATATGACGGACCTTTGTATTTGTAGATTGGAGATGTATCAGATTCACCATCTATAAATGCAGTTAAATTTTTGTTTTCATCTAGGAATTCCAATCTAAGCCCTTTGAATTTATTAGCATTATATTCACCAGTATTTGAGTTATATATGATAACAGCTTGTAAATTATTAAAATCATGTATGTTATATAAATCAATTAATACATGATGTGTGCTATTATTTTGTGTTAATATATAATCACTAATTGAATTATTAATTAAGAATGTTGAAGGTTTATCATTTGAAGCACCTGTAGTTGTTATTAATTCAGTATCGAATTCCGAAACATAAGTAGAGGTAACATTTGATGCTTGACATATATTACTATTGTCTACCCAACATTGTAATTCCGATAAATTGATTGAAAAATCTAAATCTGATATTTCTGTAGTTTTGTTTCTTATTAAAATATATCTGAAGAAATAAGTATTTTCTTCTAGATCAACATTTAAATTACCATTAATATCCAAAGTATGTTGTGGATTAACATTAGCAATACCAACATTTTTATTACTAAGTAAAGTCATAACTTTATTGTCATCAAATAGATTATGGGCTAGATCAATATCTAATCTAGTTCTAGAAGTAGTCATAAAATTTTCATATCTTGACAGTGCAAATTTAGCTTTTGCTCCATGGGATACAGATTCTGTGCCATGTCTTAATAGATATAGTATGTCTTTAGGATCATTTATTGCTGTTCTAGAAGTTTTTGTTTCATTAATTATACTAACAGCATCAGTGTCGTAATTATAATTATTATCTGTAGCATATGCTAATGATCCACCAACTTGTAATTTTGTTACAAAAGGAGAATCTTTAGCCATTATTCCAACTTTATTATTAATTCTAGTTTCATTAGAAGAAAATTCAACGTATCTTATTGGATTAATATTAAGTTGATTTAATGTTGTTAAATCATTCGCATCTAATGGTGTTTCTCCAAAAATAAATGAATTGTGACTTTCATCCCAAATAATACAAGTATTATTAAGTTCAGTCCCCCTATTAAAAATAAATCCAGTATCAAAATCATTTGTAAAATTAGTATTAGAAGCATCTCTGCCAAGTTCAATGACTCTATCATGAAAAACCGAAACTTCGTTTTTAAATTCTGATGTTGTTCCAGTTACTTCAAGATTACCATGAATTCTTACATTACCACTAGAATCGACAAAAAATTTATCACTTAATAGTCCCATTGTATAAAATCTTGGTTCCAATAGACTTACTGAATTAATTATTACATTATTGCTTTCATCTACTTGAAATAGTAGATTATTCTTATTATTATCTAGTACAACCTCATAGTTTTGCCATGGACCGCTTGTAGAATCATTATAATGTTGTCTTGTCATTATAAGGATTGTAGAAAAAAAGTATTGTTTAAAAATAAAATTAACTTATACTTTTTACAGGGTGAAAATTTATTTTAATAAATGAATAAGCCATCAAGTTAATAAGTTTACATATTTTTTTAAAAATATTTTGAATTAACTTTTTTGATTCTATTTAAAATTATTTAAAGTTTTCGATTTTATTATTTTAATGATGGACATAAAAATAATTGATTTATTAGTTCTAGAGTTAAAGTTTAATATACCAGAAGATATTTTATCAAAAAATACATTTATTAGTTTAGATATAGAAAAATTTAAATTAGAAGAAATTAATAAAAGAAGAGAAAATAGCAGTAAACAGTTAATTGAATATGGAGACATTGAGAAATTTTTAAAGAGAATTAGTGTTAATAAAGAAAATTTAGAGATTATTGTTCTAGAAAATAAGGACGGAGTTGATGATCTTGAAGTAATTGAAGATATGAAAAGTTTATTTTTAGTTAGTAAAAAAAGTATACAAGATGAAAGTATAAATAATAAGATATTTTTGCATTATGACGAAAGTCATAATAAATATTTAGAAGAAAATGATGAAAAGATATTTGAAGATTCATTTAAAATGATTCAATACAATAATGTTATTAGAGCTATTGGTGAAGATAATTTCAAAGATATAAAAGAAAAAAGGTCACAATATACTCCATTATTTAACACAATAACAAAGGAAAACATTAAATTATTAAAAAATTCATTTAATGATCTAAAAGATACAGAATCTTATAAATTTGTAAATGATGATAGTTTAATGATATATTTACCAGATAATAGTTTAATAGAAATACCTACTAATATCTACGGCGAGTCTATTGATTTTGAATCAATTGATGTTACATTAAGATATCCAACTGAAGAAGAGTATGCTAATAACTGTATACATAATTGTTTAAAAGAAAGTAATAATAGTTTTGATCATAATTTAGAAAGAAAAGTTTTATATAAATATACGATTGAATCTAAAGATAATTGGACAAAAGATAATATTATTAATCATAATTCATCAAAGATTAATATTTCATTATATCCAAGAATTGTATTAGACAAAGATAATAATTTGACTACATCAAATCCAGTAGAAAAAAGAGAATATTATTTAAGATTATTTTATGGAATTAATAAAAAATTATTTGATGGAACTTATTTGGAAGATGGTGTATTTCAGTTATCAATTTGAGATTAATAGATTATAAGAAAATTCTATATCAAAAAACTTTTTTCTATTTTAGATTATAATGAGTTTAATTGATCCTGTAAAACAAGAAGAATCGTGTATGAAAATTCCTGTAATTAAAGATAAAATTATTTATGAGAAAAAGTTATCCAATTTCGTAAATGTTAAGATGAATGAATATAAAAATAACCAAAAAAAATTAAATAATCTTAGATCAGAATATGATAATTATTTAAAATTGAATATTGGTAAAAAAGAAAAAAATGTAGATAAAAGTTTCTTTGATATGAAATATGAAGGTAAAAGAAGAGAAATAAAATCACTATTTAATAAATTAGAGGAGACTTATATAAATAAAATTAATGAATTAGAATCAAACAGTTCTAAGAATTCTACAAATAATTCGATGGATGATAAGATATTTAAAGTTGAATCTAATGTTAAAGATAAATTTTTTCAAGAAAGTAATCAAGTAAAAGAATTAAAAGAAGAAATAAATAAAAAAGTAAATTTATTAAAAGTTAAAAAAGAAGAATATGATAATATGGACTATTTTATATTTAATATTCAAAACAAAATAAATAGTAACTTGAACTTACATAGAGAGTGTAAATTTAATTTTGATTTAAAAAATTGTAATTCTGATAATTACAATTATTTTATATTATTAGTATTATTAAATATAGTAACTGTAATTGGTTATCATTATTTATTTTAAGAATTCAATTTATAAGAAATGATATCTAAGTTTTTATATATGGAAATATTTTATAATACATCAGGATCAGTTATTGAGAAATTTACTGAATGCAAAGAATGTAAAGTACCAACTAATTGTATTGATTGCGGATGTGAAAAAAAATGTGATGAGTTGTGTAATAAGGAACTAAATTATAATAAAAGTATAAAAATTAACAAGACGAAAGTTAATAATTTTTTAAATTTATTAGAACTTGAAAATATTGAGGAATTTAATGAAAGACATACTCAAATAAAAAATGAAATTAGTGAATTAAAAAATAAAATAGATTTAGAAAAGAAGAATACAGTTCCTAAAAATTCTAATTTTAAAGAAATTGAGGAAATTAATCAATTCAATTTAAAAATTAAAGATCTTGACCAATGTAAAATTATTATTGAAGATTTGATGTTAAATTTTAATTTTACTGATGAAGAAATTGATATTAAAAATTTGGTAAGTAAAAATTTAAGAATTAAATTTAATCAATTTAGAGCTAAATATCATACACAATTAGAAAAAATAAGAAATAAATATAATATAAAAAATAAAGAAACAGATTCAACTAAAAGAGGAATATCTAACAAAGTTAAACAAAAAAAAGAATTATCAAATAAATTGTTTGAAGAATTGGAAAATATTGATATAAAGATATTTGAAATAAGAAAAAAAATAGCAGAAAAACAGAAAATTATTAATAGTAAAGCTAAAGTGGCTCAAGAATTATTAGATAATAGAGAAATAAAATGTAAAGAAAAAGTGTGTCCTACAAATTACTCTAGGCATATAAGAATATCTTTAGTTTTTCAAATTATAATTATGATAGCTATTGTTGTTAATAAAATTAACAGATAAATAGTTTTAATTTTCTAGATCTTTCTATATAGTAAAAATGGAAAATTATGATTGTTTTGGAAATTATTATAAGGATGATAAAATTATAGAAGGTTTTTCACATCATACATATACTGATAGATATTGTTTAGGAGATGGTTCACGTATTTATAAAAGAGTAAATCTTGAAAAAAAAGATTTATTAAAAAAAAATCCTTGTAATAGCTGTTGGTGTAAAAATAAAGAAAAGTTTAAAAAATTAGATGATCAACATAAATATTTGTATTGTAAAAAAGGAATGAAATCTAATGAAAATATAGCAAATACAATTGATGAAAGGAAAACTAAAATAAAGAAATATGAAAAAATATTATTTTTAAAAAAAAAATTAGAAAAAATAGAAAATAACCAAAAATTTTTTAAAGATATTGAAGATAGAAAAATAAAAGAAGTTGATGATAAAGATCTAAATTTAACATTTAATAAAAAAAAAAGTATGACTGAAAATACTTTAAATTATGATAAATTAATTAAAGAAAAAAAGAAACAATTAGAAGATAAACTGGTAATAGTTCTTGATGAAGAAGAAGAACAAGAAGAAAAAGATATAATATCAGAACAAAAAGAAATAGATGATATGAATAAAAAAGAATTAATTCTAATTAGGAAAAATAGTGACAAAATTATAAAAGACATTACAGAATTAAAATTAAATGAACAAGAAAAAAGTATGAATCTTATAAATTTAAATGAAGAACTAGAAGAGGAATTAGTAGAGGTTAAGAGACTAAAGAAGTTGTTTACTGATAATAAGGATAATTTAATGGAAACTAAAAATTTACTATTCAAATGTAATAATGTTGTTGCAGAAAAATTAGACTGTCCAAATTATAACATAACTTTTTTTGCAATTTTAATAGTTATGATTATTTACGTTGCTTATATGTACTTAAATTACTATGAGAAAGTATTCTCGTTTTAAATTATTATAATTAAATATATATGAAATTATTTTTTCTAAATTTTCATATATATGTCTATTCGTTTTTTATTAAATAATAATAACAAAAAAATAATTAAAAGTAAACAGTTTGGCAATAACGGTAATACTGAAATTATAAAATTAAATGAAATTACTACTAATATTGATACAAAAAAATATATTTCCGTAGGAAAAAATGATAAGATTGAAAAAGCAACTAATACTAATAATATCATAAATTATAATAACAATAAAAATAAACTATTAGAAGTAAGAAAACTAGAAAGACAAATTGTGATACAAAATAAGTATAAACAACATATAAAACTCTGTAATAATCAAAATATAGAAAACTCTAAAAATAATTTAATAGTAACGCCAGTGTATGGACTTGGTAATAGGTTAAGAGTTTTAGCTTCTGCATATAGCATTTGTAAGGAAAAAAAATTAAATTTAATTATAAATTGGATACCAGATAATCATTGTGATTGTAGTATTCATGATTTATTTAAAAATATAGATAATATTGGATTTGTAGTTAATGAAGAAATAAATATTGATTTATTAAAAGAAAATAATTACATGATTTATAATTATATAGAAACAGATAAAAATGGAAAAAATGATGAATTCATTAATTTTGATAATATTAGAGAAGTATACATAAAATCTAATTGTATTATTAATTCTAAATATTCTTTTACACATTACAATTCTTTTTTCAAAAATTTAGTATTTAGTGATGATGTAAATAAATTAATAAATAGTGTTGATACTAAAGATTGTATTGGTATGCATATTAGAATGGAAGGTGGAAGAGAATATTGTAATACTTCATATGATAATTATAAAAATTGGACAGAAGAAGAAACTAAATTAATGTTTGAAAATAGAGATAGATCACATATTGATTATTTTATTAATCAAATTAATATTATACTTAAAAAAGATTCAAATAAAAAATTTTTTATAGCAACAGATATGAAAATTAATTATGATAAATTGATTAAAATATATGGTAATGAAAAAATAACTATATTGAATAGAGATTTGTTTGATAGAAGTTCTAACCAAATTAAATATTCTTTAGCAGATATTATTCTTTTATCTAAATGTAATGAATTTTATGGATCATCATGGAGTTCTTTTAGTGAGATAGTTATTGCTTTTCAATGTAGATATCATAATAATAAAGTTATGAATATGCTATCTAATGATTTTCCAAGAGACTCTGTTATAATAAATTCAGATAAGATAGAATTAAATGGTTCGGAAAATGATAATATTTTTAATAATAAAAAATGTTATCATTCATATAAAAAATTAGTAGAAGAGTATGTGAAAATGAATGAAAAATTTAATAATTTTAATTTGATATTAAAAATTAATATTTATTGTTTGTTAGAAAACATAGATCTAGATCTACTTTTTGGTGATAATCAAAATCTAAAAAAGTTTGTATTAAATAAAGTATTTACTGAAAAAGAAATTAATGATGAATTGGAAGTTTCAATAAAAGATTTCTATAATAGTAAAAAATTTATTAGCAATAAGTACTTGTGTAATATAGGTTATTATTTAATTAATAAAAACGTACAAAATATCAATATTAATGTTGATTTATTTAAAAAGATAAAAAATATAATAGATTTGAATGCAAAAAATAATAAAGTGTTGGTAATCGGAAATGGTCCTTCAGCAAAAGATTTTAAATTTGATGATTATGAATCAAAAGCAGAGCTTATTACTAATAAAACTTCGTTTTATGATATTACATTAACAATGAATAATTTTTATAGATACAGTGAAAAAATAAATTGGTATTCAAATATTTATGTTAGTTTAGATGTTGTTGTAACAGAGTCAAATATTAAAAAAATAAAAGAAATGGTAGATAATAAAAAACATGAATTATATTATGTGGATGATATATTTTTGAAATTTTATCCAGAATATAAAGATAATGAAATAATTGTATTTAAATCAGAACTGAAAGATATCGATATAACTTTCTCAGATGAATCATTAGTTACAACAGGTAGTGATTCTGTAAGATTAATGTTAATATGTAATTTTTACAATATTAATATAATAGGCATTGATTGTAATTATAAAAGAGAAAATAATCAATTAATAGATGGTATGGAAGTAATAAAGACAACACATAATATTATTGAAGTAAAAGAAGATATAAATAATCCAAATTATTTTTTTGAAGGATATCATATTAAGGGTGATAGATTGAATTTTCCAGATTGTAGATTAAATGAAAATTTAAAAAAATATGGTAATGATTTACATTACTTATCATGGGTACAATTGGTTGGAGCAATTAAGAGTTTTAATAATTTTAATCATAAAAAAGTATATATAAAAAGTTTATCTAAAAATTATACCAGTTTTACAAATTTTATCAATAGTAATATAGATATGAAAAAAAATAAAGAAAATTTTACAAATTTTATCAATAGTAATATAGATATGAAAAAAAATAAAGAAAATTTTACAAATTATGATTTAATAGTAATTATATCTGTTTATAAACCAAAGATTTATTTTTGGAAATCATTAATTGAAAATATTAATTTATTAAACTATGATAATTACAAAATTAAAATTGTATTTGTTATTTTTGAAGAAAATTTAATTAATGACATTAATTTATCAGTTAATAAAGATAATGAAATTATAGTTCTCCCAAATTTAATTACCTTGTATGAGGCATGGAATCATGTTATTAATTTATATAAAAATGAGACTCTTTATTTTACAAATTGGAATATTGATGATAGAATAATACCTGATTTTTATAAGATAATGTTAGATTCAATAATTGCTGTCAATGGAGATGTAATATGTTCTCCTTCTCAAATTTACAAAGAAGAGATAGATTATGATAAATTAATTAAATTAGATAAAAAATTATCAAATCAAGCATTAAAAAATTATTGTGATTCTAAGATATATAGAATATCACCTTATGATATGATACATATTGAAAATAAAAAGGTTTACAAAAATAATCTTCCAAATTGTTTACCAATATTTTCATCAAAATTATTATTTAATTGTGAAACAGATATTTATTTTGATAATAATACATACGATATTTGTGGTGATTATAATTTTTGGGTAAGTAAAGTAATTGATGAAAATAATAAATTTTATTATTATAATGATATTTTATCTTATCAATTTATGGGAGATACATTATCTGCTGGATTTATGAATAATAATAATAATAAATATAAAACTTTTATTATAAATAATGAAAAATTGACTAAAAGACAAACAATTCATTCTACTTTCAATAATTTGGTTTACATTAATAATTTTTTCGATAAAGATATTGAAAATAGAATAACAATTGTCATACCAGTTTATAATGTAAGTTATGATATTATTGATAAATGTATTACAAATATTATTGTAAATGATGAATACCTAAATATAAATATAATTGTAGTATTTGATTCAGAAATAGTTGATTATAAAGAAGATATTATTCAAAAGTATAGTTTTCTAAAAAATGTAAAATTAATTTTTAATGATAGAAATTATGAAAGGTGTGTTAGTAGAAATATTGGGTTGGAACATACGATTACTAAATATGTTATGTTTCTTGATGTTGATGATATTTTAATAGTAAATAACTTAAATAATTTATTAGATTATATTAAAAAGGTTTCTGATTGTAATGTTGTTTGTGGTACTTTCAATGTAATATATTCTAATAAGAGGGAAGATATAGATTATAAAGAGACTGATATTGTAAATAATAGTGTAAAATTAATAAAAAATATTGAACTAGAATTTTTTAAAAGTGCCAATTTACAGATAGGTACATTACTATTTGATAGATATTTTTTGGTAAAAAATAAAATTTTTTGGAAAACTGATTTAAATCAATACAATATAATAAAAGCAGGAGAAGATATTGAATTTTTAACTGAAGTTGCGAAGATATCTAAAATTCATCTATTAAATGTAAGGTTAATAAATTATGTAAAATGGGAAGGTTCATCTTCACATTTTCACAGATGTTTAAGTATTTATGAAGTGATTGAAAGAAGACAGCGTATATTCGATTATTTAGAGAATGATGGATATTTAAAATTATATATTTTAAGTATAATTGAAAATAATGATATCAGTAATGTATTTAATAATAAATTTATTGATTTTTATAGTAATATTGAATATAATATAAATGATATCGAAAAAACAATAAGTAACTTGATACAAGAATTTAGTAATATTAAATTACATGTAAAGAGTAAATATATTAAAGATTTAGGATATTATTTAATGAAAAAAAATATTAAAAATATTAATTGTATTAATGAAGATTTATATAAAAAAGTATTAAGTATTATTGATAGCAAATTTAATGATAAAAAAGTTTTAATTATGGGTAGCGGACCTTCACTAAAAAATTTTAATTTTAGAAATTATGATATTACAATTACAATGAATAATTTTTATAGATATAGTGAAGAAATTAATTGGTATTCAAATATTTATGTTAGTATGGATAGTATTGTAACAAAAAGTAATTGTGATAAAATTAAAAATATGATCGATAATAAAAAACATGAATTATACTATTTATCTGATAATTTTCACGAAATATTTCCTGAATATAAATATAATGATTCAGTTTTATATTTAAGTAATTTAGAAAAATATCATTTTAAATGTTTTGGTAAACAAATTATAACAACAGGATCAGATTCTGCAAGATTATTAATAATGGGAAATTATACAAATATTAATTTAATAGGAATTGATTGCAATTATAATTTAGATAGAAATCAAAAACTTGATGGTGTTGAGGAAATTAAAAACGGAGATAGTAAAATTTTAAAAGTAAGCAAAAAAATAGAAAATAATAAAAATTATTTTTTTAATAATTATCAATTGGAGGGTGATACGTTTAATTATCCTGATCCTTTAATAAAAGAACATTTAGAAAAATATGGAAAAGATTTACATTATCTTGCATGGGAACAATTAGATGGTGATCTTAAAAATTACAATAAAAATTATAATAATAAAATAATAATAAATAATTTATCTTCAATATCAAAAATTAAAAATTTATTCAAATAATTTTTTCTTTATTAATATATATATAAAATTATGAATAAAGAAAATTTTGATGAAGAAACATATCAATTTAATACCGTTTATGAAGATGAAAAAATAAAAATTTTTAGTATATGTGGGACAGCTTGGATAGATAAATTTCAATATATTTCAAAAAAATTAAGAAAAAATCATTATATATTTACAATGGATTGGTGTAGTACTGAAAATAATTCACACGAAAATCCATTACAATTAATAAAAAACTGTGAATATCCAGAAAATATTATTTTTATGTCTAGTGTACCATCATCACATAAAAAAAGAATAGAAAATGGATTTAATTCTATTATATGTAATCATAATACATTTATAAATACTAATATTTATGATATAAAATCTGAATTTAAAAAAGAATATAATATGATAATTAATTCAAGAGCAAAAGAATGGAAAAATATATATTTAGCAAAAGAAGTAGATAATACAGCTTTAATTGTAAATAGATGGAATATTGAAAGTCATTGGGGAAATAATTCAGATGATTATTTAAATCTTAAATATTCATACTTAAATGATTGTAAATTAAATCAAATTCAAGTATCTGAAAAAATGAATCAATCATTCACAGGCGGTATATTTTCTTTTAAAGAAGGTGCTTGTTATAGTTCAAGTGAATATTTATTATGTGGTATTCCAGTTGTATCCACAAAATCATTGGGAGGAAGAGATGTTTACTATAATGAATATAATTCGATAATAGTTGAACCGAATGAAATGGAAGTAAAATATGCTTGTGAAAAATTAATAAGAGAAAAAAAAGATCCTAAAGAGATAAGAAATAGTCATCTAGAAATTACGAAAGAACACGAAAATAATTTAATAAATGAATTTCAAAAAATTTTTGATGAAAATGATATTAATAAAAAAGCATCAGAATGGTTTTATGAAAATAAAAATTCAAAATGGTTGGAACAACCTAATCATTTTATGAAAGCTGAGGGATGTGCAAAAAAAATAAAAGATATTATAAAAATATTAAATTAATGTATTAAAAAATAAAAGATATTATAAAATTATTAAATTAACCTATCAAAATAAAAAATATAATCATATTATATATAATATGATTATAATTTTATTTACTCCATATAAAACCGGGTCTACAAATATATTCTTCAAATTTAAAGAAAATAACTGTAATTGCATATATGAAGAAGAGCTTTTAAATAATTTAAATTTTAGTTTACCTTCTGATAAAATTAGTGTTATTAAAATGCATAGCAAAGATAAATTTAGTTTA